GAGAGTTGTAAATCATATTGCCCTCTTGATTGTGAATATCTATTATACTGTACTCTACCTGGCGTTAAAGTAACACTCGGTATATCTCTTTCTGCAGCATCACGTATTATTCTATCTATGGGAAGTTTATACCAATCATCTTTTATCACAGGAAATTCTGGTGGTAACTCTCTTAATAATGTATTTAAACGATTTCTATTTTGTAATCTTTTACTTTTATTAGATAATCTATTTAATATTTTATCGTTTTGATATATCTCATTAAAATCATCTAAAACTTTCTTAACATTATCTATTTCTTTTCTAATATTTATTAAGTCTTCTTTAAGTATAGGATTAATTCTATCTACATTAGCTGGGCTTGCTGTTTGTTGATAGTTTAGTATTTCACCTTCTATGTCACGTTCTGTATCTCGTAAAGCTACCATCTTATCACCTAAAGCATCTATATCTACATTGTGTTTTTTTTGTAATTCTTTTGATCTTTTATATATAGCCTTTTCAGTTACTTTTAATTCTTCTATTGTTTTTTCTTTTCTAAATTTAATACCTTTTGGAACATACCCTTTTCGTAATAGTTCAACATCTTGTTTTGTAATACCTGGTAGTAAAGTTTTATCTTCACTAGAATCACCTAGTATATAAAAAGAATCAGCATCTTTTTCTGCTTGTCTTTTAGCTGTTATTACATCAGCTGCATGTTCTGATTGTATTTCTTCTATATGTACTGTAGGGTTTCCATCACTATCTATTCTATCTTTAACTCTTACTCGTGAAATTAAATTTTCATCACCATAATTATGACTCGGAATAAATGGTAAAGGTTTATTTTTTCTTTCATAATTTTCTAATTTATCTTTTAAACCTTGCCATTCTATTGTAAGTCCTTCTGGTGTATTATAGGTATACTTATTACCTATCTTTACTAATTCTGCTAATCGAACTTTTTCTTTATTTGTTAAAGGATATTCTAAATTTCTTTCTCGCCATTTTTGAGGAATTGAAAAAACAAATTCTCTATATTTTTTTGAATTAGTTCTATCATCTCCATCTATAGTATATTCACCATATTGAGGATTATTTTTCCATCCAGGATCTCTTGGATTATAACTATATACTCTTTCCTCAATAGGAATACTATGTTGTTTCATATAGGATTGAATTTGTTCTTTTGTAACTTCTTTTTTACCTTTTAAAAATTTTGTTAATCCTGTCCAATCAAGTTCTTCTTGTTTAGCTTGTCCTTTTAATCTATTTAAAAATGCTTCACCAGAACCTTTTTTTTGTTTTAAATTATTTACAGCATCTTCTAATCTTGAAAAAGTTGGGTTTTGTGATATTTGTAAAGTTTCTGCTGGTTGGTTTGTTACATAAGCTTTATTATAAAATCTTGTAACTTTATCTAAAAATGGCATTGCTTTTTCTAGTTCATTATCCAGTATTTCATTTTCAGATCTTCCCATTCTAAATATTTCGTCTCTAGTAGAATGTACTAATCTACTCTTATCAAAATCTTCTTTTATTTGCTTTTTATAATCATCTATATTTTTAATTTTATTAAAAATAATTTTATCTATATGTTTATCTTTTAAATCTTGATAAGATGAAAATTTTCCTAATTTAATTTTTTCTAAACCAGAAACATCTGCAATAATTTCATTTTGCATATCAATTAATTTTTTAACATCTTCTGCAGGATTAATTTTTTTAAAACCTTTTATTGGTTTAGCTATAATATTTTTATTTTTTAATTGTTTATTAATAGAAGAAGTTATATTATTTTTATATGCACCCATAGCTAATTTTATTTTATTTTGAGGAACATTATATTTAACTATCTCATACCTATCTTTAGGGCCCATTTTACCCTTTGTAGATGGGTCAGTAGCTCTTTGTGTAAAATAATCTAAAGTTTTTAAATTAGCTTCTGGTGTTAGTGAACCAGAAATTAATGTTTCTGTATCTTGATAATCTTCTCTTCCTATTATATTTCCTTTTGGATCTTCTTTTACTTTATATTTAATAAGTCTATAGACTGGAATAATACTGCCTTCATTAAAACCTTTTTCTTTTAAATATGTATTTGTTTTATCAGCAGCAGCATCAAAGTCTAATACTATATTTGGATTAACATTATCTTTACCAGAAATAGCAGGATGCGTTATTAACTGATTCCTTGTTATTTTTTCTGGCATAGTTATATACGTTGTTATAACTTCTTCTGCATTTAAATTTTTTAAATTGTCTGGTATATAATCTACAGTATCTACATCATCTGTTAGCGTAGTTGGAATTTTTGGATCGTTAATAATGTTTGCAAGATCAGTATCTGGTGAAACATCTTTAGGAATTTCTATGTTTTGAATATTTGGAGAATCTTTAGTTCCTGTAAAATTAGCTAAAACTTTTATTCCAGTTTTAGATTCTAAAATTAATTTTCCTGCTTTTGATATTCCTTTTAATGCTAATCCACTTCCTATAATAAGAGGAGCTAAAGGACCTGTTAATGCTCCTGCTAACATCATACCTTCACCAACAGCACCTACTCCAACTAATCCAGTTTCAATTCCTTTACCAAGAGCTTCAGCTTTTTTTCCTTCTTTTGCTAATTGTTCTGTTTGTGTAAATAATTCAGGATAGGAAGGAGTATATCCTTTGCCTCCTACAATATCTGGTCTAAAACCAAATGCTTCTGCTAATGAACTTCCTGTTAATAGATCTAATCCTAATTGTTTACCATAACGTAAAATTTTTTGTGCTTGTTCTTTTGTTAAATTAATATTAGCACCAGCTAAATAATCTTCCATTCCTGTATCTGTAATACCAGTTGGAAACTGCATATTATTTTTTACAGGTTGTTCTGGTGTCTTTGCTGCTAGTTGTGTATATAATTCTTCTTGTTTCATTATTATCTCTTATATATATTATACCACTAAACTCTCCAATATGCAACTCTTTTTTTATCTTTTATTTCATCTTCAAATTCTGGGTCATCAGGATGTGTTAATCTCCAGGATTCTTTCATATAATGTATTGCCATTGTCATAGCATCTACTTGGTCATCATGAGCTGCATTTGGAAATTGTAAAAGTTCTGTAAATAAATCATCACTCCACTTCTTATGTTTTGGTAACCAGACACGACCTGCCTCTATCATTGGAGAAGCTGCATGTACTCTGGACACTTTATCTTTATCTGGAATATAATCTTGTACTGGTAAGCCACCTCTACGCATATCTTGTATTAAAGACTGTCCAGATGCTTTCTTTTCTACTATGCATATATCAGGCCGATACTCGTCATATAAAAGTTGAGCAATTCTACGTAACTCTGGATACTCGTAACGGCCTTTCATGTTACCAAGTAGAATTAAGTTTGGAACAAAACTCTCATACCCATGCTCATTCTCTTCATATCTAGAAAATATTCCCCATGTTTGTATTACACTGTAGTCTGCTGTGGTTCTGGTAGAAAATGCCGTATCATACGTTTGAATAATAAAATCACAAGTTGGTGGTTCATCATATTCCCACCATTGTATCCATTTTTTCTTTATTAAACCACCTTCGTCTGGGGTAGGATCCTGCATATACAAAGCATTCCAATATCTAGCTCCATTTGAGGCACGTATTTCCTGTTCATCTATTCTTAAAGAATCATTAGACTTCCATTCTGGAAAATAACTACTACCTTCAGGCAACTGTAGTAACTCGGCACTGGCAGAATCCAGCCATGCAGGAATTCTTATAACTTCCCAAGGTAAGATAGTAGAAAACTCGGACTCTTGTTTTAGTAACCATCCACATAAATCATCATAATGGTACCGAGTATTAATAATTAAGATACTTCCATTAGGCATAATACGTGTTCGTAGTCCTGCAGGGTACCATTCTTTAATATATCTTCTTCCTGCTTCTGAATAAGAGTCTTCTTCTGACATTACGTCATCAAGAATTGCTATATGTGCTCCTCTTCCTGCGATTTGACTCTTGACTCCGGCTGCATAGTAGCTTCCGTTTTTGTTTGTCTTCCATTTTCCTGCTGCTCTAACGTCTGTCCGAAGAGAAACACCTTTAAATATGTCTTGAAAAGATTTAGTCGATACGATATCTCTGACAGACCTGCCAAAATCGCTAGAATTT